CAAATCATCACCAACACCACCACCAAAGCTTGCTCCAGAGAACGTGATAGTATCACCTGATACATAACCAGATCCTGCGTCAGTAACTGATACACTTGTTACAGTGGCAGAGCCAGGACTACCAATAGTTGTTATTGTTACTTCTATACCAGTACCAGAACCAGATGTAGCGGATTGATTAACACCTGTAGTAACTGCGGCATTTTTGTTTGTTGGGTTAGTGCTTATGCTGGATGTCAATGTTCCAGTTCCTGTGTTTATTAGTGAAGCCCCATATGTTGTTGAATCGTAGATATACTGACCTAAAGATCCTTCACTGTATCCCCATCTACAATTTTTTGGTTTGCGTAGGTAGCTTACAGATATGTTATTGTAAACTGGGGATGCATTATACTGACCATTAATTGTCGATGGACTTATGTAAATCTTATCGCTCTCATATAAGTATGAAGGAAAACTTGTTGTCGATGCTGTTAGTGGTGAGTTTTGAATATTGTAAAAATCAAACCTTTGTAGTCTTTGTGCCTCTAACTGCTTGCCATTCAGTCCGTTATAAACTATAGCACCTAGTCTATAGAAGGTGTCTGTGTTCCCAGTAGGTGACGTACCAGTAGATGGGTCGATCCATCCAGGAAGCTCATAGTGATCAGTATTGTAGTAAGGCTTATCAATCTCCTTAAATACAGAAAGCTTCTCATCCGTATTCATGACCCGATCAGAATAATCTGCATCGGCCTGTGGGATTCGAAGTTGTTGGTTTAGTTCCTCTGCATAGTTCTCAAACATCTGCAACTGAACCTGTGTGGCTATTTTATTAAACTCATTAGGAGTAACATAACCCCTCTGCTCCTTGTTAAGAATCAGTAATGCGGTCTTATATACCTCGTTAACATTTATAGCCATATTTATTTTTTATTAATCATAGGGGCTAGGCCATTTTTGTTCTGACCTAACCCTATAATATATATTACGTTGTTACATTAGTTTTTTCTCGATAGATGAGAATATTTCCATACCCTCGTCTGTCTTGAAAAATGAAGCCATAGCTGAGTATGGGTGTTCATCAAATGGAACGGTCATTAACTTTCTACCATTACTAGCCCAAGTAAATGTACGCTGGTCTTGAGATAGTCTAATGATACCCTGCTCGGATGCCTTAACTGCAAAGTTTCTAAGCTGAATGTTTTCATCCATTGCCAGACTAATAAATAGTCTTGGATTACTTTTAGCAAGTATCATAAGATCTCTTCTTATCTCCTTGCTTGTCAGCTTAGAAACACTTGAACCCTTTTCAGACCTAAGTATAGCCTCTGCATGGTCGATATCAATCTCCCTTGCGGCTGTCAGTGCCTCTAACTCAGTCTCTAAGTCCTCTAGTCCATACTCAGCCTCCTGTACAGGGTCAAACTCTCTATATAGCTTATCCTTGTGTGGGTGAAATAAAGACAGTAACCTTTGTAGTGACTGCTTTTCTTTAGGTACATTTAACACGCCATCCTTAAACACAATGTGTTCCATTGTTGCAGTTCCATTCTGCTCATCCACAAAACAACTCTTCTGATTTGTTGCGTAGCGTATCTCCCTCTGAGTATTTATCTCAGGGTCAAACCACATCAGCGGATGCCTTGGGGTATGCTTACTTGCCAATGTATAAGTTAATGGTGACTTACCCCCTGTCAAATAATATTGACGGGACTTAATCTCCCACTCGTCTTTCTTTTTAGTTTCTTTTTTTACCTCAACTGGCTCATGAGCTACTGGAGCTTCAATTACAGTTTCAGTTTCTTGTACAAATTCCTCTACTTGAGGTGTTGTTGTTTTTATAGGTCTCGCCATGATATAATATAATTAAATAATTAAAAAAAATAAAACTTGGGGCCACATAATATGACCCCAAGTTTATAAGATTAATGCTTACGCAGTAGCCTTGAACAACACGAAGTTGTTAGCAGCCTGAGTAACCAAGCAACGCTCAGAAAGGAAGTGAACCTTCATTAGGTCTTCTCCTGAAGTAGCAGCGCCACCTACAGAACCTGTAATCCAAGACTTCATTCTTCGGTCATCAGCTTCAGAAGCACGATAACGAGCGTGAAGGAATGGTCTACGAATGTTAGTACCTAACATCTGGTCGTAAACAGTAGTTGTTCCAGCAGGAACCAATACACCCTCTATGTCTCCTGTAAGACCACGAGTAGAAGCATCGTTAAGATATTTCCAATCAGTCTTGTAGAAGTCATAAGAACCTCTTCTAAATCCAGAGAATCCTAAGTTCAGAGCCATTTCAGAGCTGTTCTCGAATACTCCGTAAGAAGTACCACCAGCACCGTAAGAGTTCTGAGCAGCAAGCATATCATCCATGTCTAGTGACGTAGCACGATTTAAGAAAAGCATGTTCTCCTCAATAGCACCCTGCTTGTCAAGGTTAGCTAGAATCTTATCGAAGTCAGCTAAACCAGTTGCGGCAGAAAAGTTGTTGTAAACATTTCCTCTCCCCTCGATAGCAGCAAAAAGACCCTGTGTACCCTTCACGTTAGCGTTAGCACTACCTCCAGCTAATTGTCCGATAGCGGCAGAACCAGCAGCAGCAAGCTCACCCTCTACAGAAACCATCTCTAGGTAATCCTGAAAACGTAGACGAGTCTCGCCTTCAGCCTTCAAGTACCAAAGATATCCAGAAAGTCCAGCCTCATCAGTAACTTCAACCCAACCAATTTGAGCAGCGTCAGAACCTGAAACCTCATACTGGTCTTTGATGATTACTGGGCTATTGTTGTACTGAGTGAATGATGGTGTAATAGAACCACTCATAGAGTCAGTACCCTTACCAAATTCAGAGCCGTACACGAAGATTTTAATCTCTCCACCGTTAACATTATTAGCCACATCATTCAAGTTTGCAGCAGTGTAAGGAAAAGCATTCATATCCCAGTTATTACCAGCACCTGCTACAGGCTCGGCATCAACAAAACACTTAACAGAGTTTAGGCTTACTGTGTTGTAAACAACAATAGTAGAGCCAGCTCGAATAATAGGCTGAATAGATGCTCCAGAAGAGTCCTCTCCAGCTATATCCTGAATCAAAGTTGCTCCAGCACCAATAGTAATAGCAGAAGCAGTAGTAGCTCCTCCTCCACCCATACCACTCTCGAAAGAAAGGTGTAGACGGTTTTGCTCAGACCAGATAACTTGGTCAGAAGTCATTGGCATCTCAGCCCCAACCATACGAAGGAATCCAGAGATTGTACGGTTACCGTAACGCTCTACTTCAGCTTCATATATTTCAGGTAGATACTGCTGTGCGAAGTCGTTTCCGCTACCATCAGCAAAGTTTAAATAAGAACCTTGAGTAATACTCTTAAATGGAGTAGGTACCAAGGAAAACGAACCCAACGGGTCGTTAGTTGCAAATGTTCCCATAATTTTTAATTTTTAGGTTTTTTATTAATTTTCAGTCTTGAAGTATCAACACCATTGACAGCCTTGACTTTCAAACCATTAATGAACAGGCTATCGTTAGATGTTTGTCTAGGGGCATCATTAGTAATGTTTTTAGAATTACTAACCACCTCCTTAACAGCATCAGCTTTACCCTGATCATAAAAGTGAGAAACAATTTTGTCAACATTCTGGGCTGCATACATCGCCTTGTGATACTCACTAAAGTTTTTAATATTGCCTTTTTCATCGAGAAACTTTCCCAATATATTGTCAATATTAGATTGAGTATCAGCGATAGAGTCAGTGTTATTTAATGCGTACCTAAACTTCTTTTCTCCAAGGTTGAAATCAAAACCTTTGAAATCGCTTTGGAAAAACTTTTTTGTTTCGGACTTAAACAACTTACTGGACTCATCAGCCGCCTGTTGATTCTTCTTATATCGATTAAAAAAGTCCACTGCTTTCCTTTGCTCGTTGGATACCGTGGGCCTCGACTTGATTTCCTCGTAATATTTATCCTTTAAGTTATCAAGAAAGGAGCGTGCTTTTACAATCTCTTCTTTTTTAGCGAGTTTTTTTATTTTGATGTCTCGCTCGTCATCAAGGTCTTCATCGTAATGAAAGTTTTCTTCCATTACAAAATCTATTTCTTCTTGGTCTAAATGTGATTTTGTCTTGTTATAGTATTCCCGTAACAGCGTATCTTCATCCACATTAGAGTAGTCGGCATTCAGTCGAACATAATCTTCTACCGTGCCTCCAGTATCATTTATAAACTGAACCAATTTATCAACGCCCTCTGGTAACCGTGGTGTGTCTCGCACATCCTCTTGTACATTTTCTTGTATAGGCTCCTCAGTAATTTCTTCAATTACTACCGCTTCTTCTCCGCTACCCCCATCATCTCCACTGGAGACTTCTTTGGTAGTTTCGACAGGTGTTGGTTCGGATGCTCGTTCCTCCACTTCTTGTACATTTGTGGCTTGTTTATCTTCATCCACATTGCTTGGCTCTGGCTCTTGAATGGCATTCTCTTCTGTTTTTACTTCTTCTTTTTTCTTCGATAGGTCCAACTTGGTTACCGTATCTTTACCCTTCTTGGGCTTTACATTAGATAGATCTAATTTGGTTTCTGACATAATAATATAAAATATAATTGTTTAAACATGATTATCGTGGCTCAAACTGTTCTAGTCCAATACCACCTAAAACATCATTCCCAGATGACTCAAAGTCTTTTGGGAGTAGATTATTTTTTCTTTGGTTAATCAGCTCGCTTTGCTGAGTACCTTGCATTTTTATGCGTTTATCTTTTCTATCTTCAATCTCCATCTCTTTCTGAGAACCTGCATTAGCTTGTATTTGAGCTAATTGCATATTGAAATCAAACTCTAACTGCATAAGACCTCTCTTAATCTGAGCCTCCATTTCAAGTCTTTGAATCTCGAACTGAGATTTAGCTTGTTCAATACTAATCTTCTCTTGTGTTAACACCTGCTGCTTTTGAGTTTCAGCTAACGCAGCTTGTTCTGCTGCTTGTGCGTTTGATTGAGCCTGTACCTGATACATCTGCTGCTGACGTTGCTGCTCCATTTCAACCTTCTTAGCTCTTTTCTGCTTTAGGATTTCATTAGCCAGCTTAATGTTGTTTATTTGACGTATGTCAATAGCGTCTTCAATGTCGATGCCACCAGTTTTAAGTGAAACCTGAATATTCTGCTCTAATTGAGCCTTCTCCTCATCCTCTGGCTCTAGCTCTAAGTAGATACCAAAATCATGCAGAGGTAAATTCATAATCTCTTCTAGTGTACCCACGTTAAACGCACTAATAGAGTTTTGTAGTGAATTTTTAGTTAAAGCAAACTCAATAGAGTCAGCAATCCTCAGAGAGACGTTTTCACAGGCTCTAGCGATGAGATATAGGCTAGACTGTAGGATATGCCTAGTTGCTACATTCGATGCGTTAGCGGCAAGCTTTTGAAGTCCTACAAGTGAGTCCTCCATTGGTGAGCTACCATCCCTAGCCTCATTTAGACCCGTTACATCACGAATCATTTGTAGGTAGTACTGGTATGTATTAATTAACGCACCGAGCTTTGCTTGCCCATTAGATGAGTTTAGTTCTTGTATTGGGACCTTTCCCCTATTCATATCACCCTCCTGAGTCAAAGACCTGCCAAGTATACTACCAGTCTGGAAGTACATGTTTAGTGCCTCCTGTGGGTTGTAGTTAGTTCCGTTACCCAAGTCAACCTCCGCTAGTCCATCTATATCTAAGTATACACCGTCTGGAACAAGCTTAGATATAACCTGCTGCATCTTTAGGTTTGTTATGTTTATCATGTCTGCAAACCCAGTGATCTTACTTACTGTTGACTCAATCCTACCCTTATACATTCTTGGGGCAGTAATAGCATAATTCATTACAATCCTAGTGGTATCTGACTTTGGTCGGGTCATATTCTCACACAACTTCCATTCTAGCATTTCATCATACCCAAGAATCTTAGCTCCCTGAAATAACACCTCTATTGATCTAGATACTTTATCGAATGAATCTGACGGTGGTGGGTTGAATGCATCTGTTTTTAGAATAGCCTTCTCAAGGCCATTGCTTGTGCGTTTTAATTTAAACACTTGGTTCATATATGTCTTATACTCGAAGTATAAAACCTGAACCGTGTTCTCATCATAGTCATTCCAACCAACTACATCACCCCTGTTACCACGCTTAGAAATTCTATCAAGCTCTTGATCAGAGATGTGTGGATACTGCTTCTTAAGCTCAGGGATGGTGATTGACTTTACCTCACCAACATAATAGACATCCTCAAAGTTTGGGTCCTCTGTGTATGACCAAACCATTTTAGCTGGGTCGCAGTAATCTATAACTACCCCATTAGCCTTGTTCCAGCTAGTTTTTAAAGCACCAATACCAAGAACAGTTAAGTCATAATTAACTCTACGTCTTATTAATTCAAATTTATTTTTAGCTAAGGTGTTGTTAATTGCCTCTTCCTCAGCTATTTCTATAGATGGCTTGTACTTAAGCTGCATGTATATAGAAACCTCGTCTGGAGTTTCAGGTAAGTCAGTTTTACCAGGGAAGTTAGATACATCAATTCCAATGTCTTGCTTTAGTTTTGCAATCTGATCCTTAGCTATAATCTCTCTTAATAGATTACTAGCGTAATTAGTTCTTTCTTTTAGTGAGTCTGGATCCTGTGCGTATGCATTGATATTATACTTTTTCTCAGACATACCGTTGACCGTGATGTCGACAAACTTAGATATAACTGGAACTGGTTTCCAATCTAGGTTTAAATAAGACAGATCACCATTGATGGAAATCTCGTCTTTATACTTCTGTACGGGTTGCTCTCCTCTTGCATAAAGTCTAAGGCTGTGGTATTTGTTCCAGTTTGTGGTAAATCTATTACCAGTCCTGCCACCATAGAACCACTCACCCTCTATAGCTCTACCAACCTGCTTACCATAGTCGTAACTCTGTTTTTCCTCGTCACTAACGACCTGGCTCGGAAAAGAACTATTTGGATTTGTGCTTATATTCATTTATCTATCAATTTAGAAACACTACCAGTGTTATCATATTTTTTAAATGCAAGGGCTATATTATTTCTGACAACTTTATTTATAGGTGCGTATCTGTTTTTATTACACGCCATTATTGCCAATCCTGAACTTATAGACGCATCAAATTTTGTCCTGTTGTTTATATCAAACCTTGCCCAGTCATTTAATGTTCTGTCGAAATACATATCCCCATAATGGTCATCACCTATGACACCAACGCACTCATCTATATACGTCTCTATTGCCGCTGCGTGTGCCTGCTTAATGTCCTCGCTTGAGTTGGGTATACCACCTATCTCCTTTTCTGTCAGTGATAGATTATTCCAGACTCTATCTGGTCGGTTCATTGAATAACCCCTATACCCCCTACGCTTTATGTGATACAACAATCTGGGTTTATTATTCTCACAAAGAATTGGCATTCCGTAAAACACAATTGCCATTAAAATGTCTTCAAAGAATATCTCAGCCGTCTGTGGCCTAGATATATACTCTAAAAAGAAATGATTCGCTGGAGCCTCCTCCATTGAAAACTTTGTTAATCCGTGTAGTGATCCATTTGATCCTGTGCCACTTACGGTTCCTGAGATATCGTAACTATCGCAGCCAAAGGCTCCTAAATGCTCATTACCAGGATACTTAATCCCATTCTTTAATATTACTCTATTTTGCAGATTTATAGGTGGAACCCAAGAGATTAAAAATCTGCCATTGTTATTTGGCATAAATATTACTCTACTGTCTTTGATTCCATGTTCCCACTGGAAGTTACCTCTAGTAAGTATATTGGTGTTTCTTAGGTCTTGGTTGTAGTCTATCTGTTGGTATATCTTGGTTAGATTGAATAAGGCATTTTTAGCCTCATCCCTAAAAGCATGCTCTTCTGTTCTGGGAAACTGACGATAAAACTCATTCAATCCCTCCTGGTCATTTTTTAAACCATCAACCTCATTCTGCCAGTAGTCTATAACACCAATCCTTATCTGGTTACCATACGGATCGTAAACTTTTTCTTCTGGCATTTCAAAAACTGGCGATCCATATTCATCAATGTACCCCTCGTAGTTCCATTCCATTGGGATAAATAAAGAATACAAACCAGATGCTGTTTGTCCGTTGGCGTTTCTTTTAGTTACATCAGAGTTCTCATAAAGCTTTTTAAAGCTCTCTCCCCCCTTATCTAATGAGTTGGAGGTGCTACCCATCATACACTTACCGATAATGCGGCTACCAAGCCTTAAACAGGTCTTAGTGACCCTCCAATTGTTTAGGATGTTATTTGGCCTCTCCCACTTACCAGATTCATCGTGAATTAATAGCGATAGCTTTTCACCATCGTAAGAGTTGTCCCCAGTATTCTTCCAGTCAATTGTTGTGTCAAGACCAGTGATTTCTTCAACTGTAGATTTTGCGTCCAACTTCTTCCTTGTAAACTTAGAGGCTGGGACTCGATACGCTAGTTCTGTCTTTGGTCTATCCATACCATCCTGTATCGGCTTAAAGAAGAACGGATAGTTTACTGAAATAGGTACTACTTTATCCGTGAACATCTTCTTGGCATCTGGACCAGTCTTAGATAGGATACCAAACCTAGAGTCACTAGATAGGGTAGCCATGTTTACTGTCTCAGCGGATGACATAAATGAAAAACCAGATCGTCTATTTTTCAAATAACACATCCCGTAACTCCTATAGTCTGCCTTACACGCCTCCCAGAATATAAAGAACAATCTATTAGATTCTCTAAAATTTGGCTTACCAACATCAATCTTTGACCACTGTAGGTATGTGTAGTGTGAGCCAGTTATATACGTTGGTTTCTTATTATTTACAAACCAAAAACCATCCTCTCTTCTTGTAAACTCAGTGTCGATGTAATCAAACCATCTGTTCTTGAACTCCTCTGGGGCATCGTTCCACTCAAATACATTCTTAAACCTTGACAGCTCTTTGGGGTATTGTGTATACTCCCACTTGTTGCCATTAAACTTGACCACATCACTTTCTAGTGGTAGGGCTATTTTTAGGTTTTGTATTTCGTAAATCTCACCTATCTGGCCAGTACGACTAATAACCACAATGTCGTGGTCTTCATTGTAACCATACTTCCACTTCTTAGCCTTGTTTATTCTTTTCAGAACGTGCGGCTTTATGTGGCCGTCTAATATTTTTAATAATGTCTGGTCGTACATTATTTTTTAGATCTATTTTCTGCAAATCCACTAAAGGACTTTTTTGGTTCCTCTTTTTCTGTTTTACCATCTAGCATATTCTGCTCCTCATTTATTCTATTTAGAATCTCAAAGGCATCGAATATCGCAAGCTTTTTAGTGGCCGCTGCGTTCTTTAATCTATCCGCTGAAACATCATCCTCACCCCCAGTTACAATTGGCTCTCTAGCCACCTTAATTAACTCCTCAACGGCTGCTTGTCCAGCTTGGATTATACTCAGTTTGGTTTCCTTGGTTGTCATAAGCCAAAACAATATTTTCACATTTCATACAATATAATAATTCACTATCTACCACAAACTCAAACTCTGACTCTGGTGTAAACCCCACTACCATTCCAGGTATTACGTTTTCTTTTTCCAGTAACTCATTACCGTACTTAAGTATACCAGTCAATGGCCTATCTTTTTGAGTTGACCACTGATCATCGTTAGTGACTGGCTGTACAAAGCAGTAATCTAAATGCGATACGTTGTCACCGTAAAGGTATATCTGTTCTGGTGAGCAGGCATACATGTCATCCTGTATGTGACTCCTACTATTTTTTTCATTACCCCGTATATCATAAAATCTTCTGAATACGTTGTGATGAACCTTAACTATATCACCCTCCTTAATCTTTGTATCAAAAGCTAATGGAGTAGCAACAACCACCCCATTTTTACTTACACTTTTGTAGTCTTCTATTTTAGTATTGGTAATGAATGTTACATCACCAATTTTCTTCTTGTTATTGTATCTACCATCAAGTGGCTTTACAATAAAGTCATAAATGCTGTTCATAAACCATTAGTAAGACAGATCATACTCAACAGAGATGGCCATGTTTTTATTGAACTTCTTCCACGGCAAAACTTCATTGTCTTTTGTTATGTATATGTTGTATGAGCTTTCTTCTTCATTAAAAAGAATGTCACATATATCATGACCACCGTAGACTAACTGACCAACTGAATAATGCATAGCGTCATTCTTGTAATCCGAACCTATACTTATTTTTCTAATTATAGGCATCGTTAATCTTTTTTCTCGATAGGCTTATAGGAACCATCTGATAAATCAATATTTACTGCCCCGTACTTCTCCTCAAGACCCTTCTTAGTCTTGTTAGAATCAGTTAATAGATTTGAATAAGACGTTAATACCTTACTCTTTTCACTTTCCAACAACCCAACTTGTTTTAGCATGTTGTTCATTTCCATCTGCTGATCCACAATAAGATCAAGCTCTTCTTTTTCTATTTTCATTTAATTAAATTTAATTATATATATGTTTAAACCCCCTCAATTATCTACATTTTATTCTTCTATTAATGGGTC